CATATCCAACTCAACCTATAGTATAACACAACTATACATATAACACAAGCGAGTAAATAAAATAGTTAGTTAGGATTACTTGTTCTAAAAAAGCGGATTTGTTCTAGGTTTTGTTCTAGTTTTTAAGTATAGTTAGAACAAAAAAATCAGCCAAGAAAATCTGTAAGTTGTTGATTCTTCTATATATTTTATTTATAGAAATAATAGTTGTTCTATGTTCTAGTGATTTTAGATAGAGGACGGTCTTATTTTTCGATTTTTGGGATGAGGCTTTGCACTCGGCAGGTTATTCTTGCCTTCAGAAATTTTTTCAAATTTTGCCCATACCCCCTAAAAAACGTAGAACAGTAGTACAAAACTAAAAACTTCAATGTTGACAAGGACTTACGAGGCATTTTCTGTTCTACTAGGTGTGTTTTGTTCTACTCATTTTTTAGAACATGTAAAGTTAGCAGGCTTTGCGCTGTCCAATGCGTCAGTTCTGAAAAAATTAAATGATGCAAGGCGTGATTTTGTATGCGTCATTTCTGAAAACGGTAGATGATGGGCTTTGAATTCCTCACATGAGGAATCGCTAATTAGTTCCACACGGCACGACACGCACACTATGTACACACGCGCGCCTAAACAACTGGTATCAAAAAAGCTAAGGACAAAAAAAAGCCCAAACCTTGCGGTTTGGGCTATGAGTCTAACTACTTACGCTTTGTACGTTTTCCAAAATGCTTCGACTGCCATTTTGAATTTCACAGGGTCTGCGGTCTCGTCGCCCGCATTCTGCCGAACTTTCACCGATTTGATTTTCTCGTCAAAGAATTTCGTAAGGGTTGTCTCGAACACTGATGGTGCGCGAACAGTTTTGATACCTAAGCGCTCATTCAGTTGTTTCTTACCCTCTGTTGCAAGTCTAATCAGTCGCTGACTGACGTACTTTTGAACTTCTTTACGCACCTTGTCGATGGCGTTCTTTTTATCGCCGCCTTCCATTTTGCCCATTTCGTGCGTGGTGTAGGCAAGGCATGAGTCGATTGTCAAAGTAACTTTTTCTACCTTGTCGTTCGAGATATGCTCAGGCGACGCGACTACAAAGTGCCCGTTAATAGTCGCATAAGTCACGGGCTTGAATATCTCTTTCTTTGAAAGAATGTAGCCGTTCTTAAAAGATTCGATATCTTGCTCGCTGACTGCTTTCAAGTCGGGAAAGCCTGTAATGTGATCGAGCGCATCTCTCGCACATTGTTCGGTGTCGTTAAGTGATCGACCATGCCGATATGCGATATCAGTCGCTGAGATAACTACGAATTGTGTAGCAGTTGCTACTGTGGTTTTTGCTTTACGCATTTTGATTTTCCTTTTAAAGGGTTGATTGAAATACCTAATGTGTTTGCATCAGGTAAGACAATATTAGCTGATGCGGGCTTGAATGTCAAGGATTCTTCAGGTGAAGAATTGCTAGCTAGCCCTACCACGCCCACCCCACACCCCCCTTTGCCCAATGAGCCTCTCCGCCCGACCCTCCCCCTCGAATATAAACAAATAACCACCAAATTTTCCAAAATCCGCCCCAAACAATATGTCAAGTTACCAAGTAATATTTTTTGTCGGGTGTAATTCAGCCAATTACACAGCTGCTACGTGTACACATTTCCCCATTTTTTGTACATGACCGCACCCCACCCCCTTGCGAATTACACATCCCATAGTGGTATATAAAACTACAACAACCCCCCGGGTAGGATTCCTTACCTCCCCTACTTGCAAAGATATATTTTTATGTTACATTCGCACCGTTAGCGCATAGCACCTAAGGCCATACTGCTCCTTCATCAGTTATTGACCTGCCTTAGAACTCCCTGCGCTAACACCCCCTAACGGAGCCAATGCCCGACATGTCAGAACAGAAAGCCCTCTGCGAAGAGACCACAATAATGCCTTATATAGAGGAGAACGTGCCTCTACCCAAGAACGCCTCAGAGGCGTTCCCTGAACTGTCCCCCGCTGAAGAACTCACCATGCGAGCCAATGTGGTGAAGCTGATGTCAGATTTAACAGGCAACCCCCTTACCCCAACACAAGAGAATGCCGATCAGGCCAAAGAGATTGCTCGTGAGATGATCTCAAACCCGATGCATAGACCTGACTTTTCCCAATACCCCAACGAGACGCTTGCCATGCTGGCCGGCATGGTGGCTCAGATGAACGTGTCGATCGTCGAAGAGCTGTCTGACCTGAAGATGTACGTGGTCAACAAACTGGTGATGGAGGTAGAAAATGCTCGAGATCCCAAGACACGGGTGGCCGCTCTATCTAAATTAGGTGAGATTGATGGCGTTGATGCCTTCAAGAAGCGCAGTGAAGTGACGCATAAGATCTTGTCGATTGAGGAAGTCGAAAAGGAACTCTTGGACACGCTGACCAAACTCGAAGACAAAGCGATAGACGTCGAGGCCCGCGAAATTGTTAGGGCTGAAAGCTCTCTGCAAAGAGACCCCATACAAGGCGAATGACTGCGCTTCCACAACTCTCTCCAGAACAGCTGTTCAAACTACGGCAGGCTCTGCCGACGATGCCTGAGAAGCAAAAAAGACGCACTCTTGAGCTCCTCAAGACCTACGACTCCCAAATGACGCAGACTTTGAGCAAGGAATCGTTCCTTGACTTCGTCAAACACGTCTATCCGGGCTACAAAGTAGGCCCTCACCACCTGAAATTGGCCCAAATCTTTGAAGATATTGCCAACGGCAAGAAGAAAAGGGTAATTGTAAACATTGCACCCCGCCACGGTAAGTCAGAATTGATCTCTTACCTCGCTCCAGCGTGGTTTTTGGGCAAACACCCACAGAAAAAGGTCATCATGGCTTCCCACACTGCCGATTTGGCGGTGAATTTTGGTCGGCGGGTGCGAAATTTGGTCGGAATGGACTCCTACAAAGAGATTTTTCCGCAAGTTGAGCTGCAAGCTGACTCGAAATCAGCATCAAGATGGGGGACAAACTTCAATGGAGAGTATTTTGCTATTGGTGTCGGGGGCGCTCTCGCTGGTCGTGGCGCTGACCTTTTCATCATTGATGATCCTCACTCCGAACAAGAGGCTAAAACTGGCAGACCCGACGTTTTTCTTCCTGCTTGGGAGTGGTTCCAGTCTGGCCCTTTGCAGCGTCTTATGCCGGGAGGCGCTATTATTGTTGTGATGACCCGTTGGTCGAAGCTGGACTTGACTGGGCAGATCGTGACCCAGATGAACCGAGAAGAAGGCGTCGATCAGTGGGAGGTGGTTGAGTTTCCAGCCATCAAGGATGATGGAGAGGCTCTTTGGCCAGAATTTTGGCCAGTCGAGGAGCTGTACGCCAAGAAAGCTGCCTTGGATGTGCGGTATTGGAATGCCCAATACATGCAAAACCCCGTGTCTGAAGAGGGCGCACTTATAAAGAGGGAGTGGTGGAAGATCTGGGAAAAAGAATCCGCTCCCATGTGTGAATTCATCATCATGAGTCTGGACGCGGCGCAGGAAGCATCGAACCGGGCTGACTACAACGCACTTACAACATGGGGCGTCTTCTTCAATGAGGAGACGAACAATTACGCGATCATTCTCTTGAACTCGATCAAGAAGCGTATGGAGTACCCCGAGCTTAAAGCCTTGGTGCTGGACGAGTACAAAGAGTGGCAGCCGGATGCGTTCATGGTGGAGAAGAAATCCAACGGCGCGGTGCTGTATCAAGAGATGAGGCGCATGGGCATACCCATACAGGAGTTTACGCCGGGCAAGGGGCAGGACAAGATCTCTCGGGTCAACGCAGTTTCCAGCCTGTTCCACGGGGGCGTGGTCTTTGCGCCGGACAGACGATGGGCAAAGGAAGTCATAGAAGAATGCAACGACTTCCCTAGCGGAGCGAACGATGACTTGGTAGACTCCACCACACTGGCACTTCTGAGATTCAGACAGGGTGGCTTCATCAGGTTGGATACGGATGAGCCAGAAGACACTTTCGTCAAGAAAATGTTTCGCAAAAAAGCCTTGTACTATTAAGGACTCACATGACTACACAGAAGTTTATGGGACGCAATCAGTTGGTCGATCGACTTGCAGCGCAGGTTGGTAGCAAAGACATGGCGATTGGCATCCTCAAGAAACGTGGGCAATTGAAAGACGACGGCACATTGACGGCAGCAGGGCAGGCGAGGAACCGCATGACTGCCGAGGAGCGGG